TCGTAGAGCGCGTCCACGGTGAGCGCCTGCGCGAACGGACTGCCTGCTGGATTGCCGTGCGTGGCGCTCAGGCGCTGCAGTACGCTCTCGGTCGCATTCGTAGCCGTGGGAGACGTGAAGAAGGCGTTAGGATCAGCGCTGATGCGCGAGAGTTCGTCCCTGTACGGCGCGCCCAGCGCAATGTACTGATTTGCGAGATCGCCGAAGGCGTCTGCCTGCTTACCGCTGCCAAAGGCACTGATGAGCGATGGCCCAACTTGACCGGCGAGTTGCAGGTAGTCGTCCTGCGTGGCTGTGCCATTCAGGATGCGGCTGAGCGCCGTGCCGGTCGCGGCGGTAGTGCCAGCAGCCGTAGTGCCAGCGCCTACAGTGCCAGTGCCTACTCCGGTCCCTGCTGTCGTACCAGCCAAAGAGCCACTGCCAATGCTCGCGGCCTGCTCGGCGAGTGTTGCCCCGCCAGCAGTAGTTCCTGCTCCAGCAAACTCTCCAGCAGCACCAAAGGTTGATGCGGCTTCAGTTCCTGCTGTACCTGCGCCGGCAGCACCAGCACCAGACCCGAATGCTCCAGCAGCACCAGCGGTGGCAATGAATGGGCCAGCAAGAACGGCAGCATTCGTCAGATTACTAAATGTGTTGTTACGTGAGGCTATGCGCCTTGCAACGTCACCGCCAACATATGCACCATAATAACCAGAAAGTCCTTGCTCGCCGCCGAAGCCTGCGGCGGGATCAAGTAAACCTTTCAATACCTCCCATTGTGGATGGGAGGGATTAAATCCAGCCGATACAAAATCTTCATAACTTGCATGTGGTCCCACATAAAACGGAGTCCGTGGCAGTTCCTGGCCTTGAGGGGTGCGACCAATAACATAACTAAGCAAGTTAGCTGGGTCAATCGTAGGAAAGCCAGGAACATTGGTACGAATACTAACTTCGCCAGTTTCAGAATCTCTGATAATCGCCATTTTTATTCCTCTGCGTTCTTACGCTATGGAATAGCTTCCATTGAAAATTACATCAGCAGCTGCTTTAAAGATCGCGTTAGCAGCGTCTTCAGTAGCGGCGGCAGTTCGCGATCTCATCTGGATGGTTGTCGTATTCGCTGGGACAATGGCTGTTAATTCCGTGACAGCTGTTGCGATACCACCGCTAAAACTAACTGCCAAGGGGAATCCTCCTAGGATGGACATGGACGTGAATGGCAGGCCACTTATAATGGTGAAGCTGCCGGTGCCGATAGTAACAATTTGAATTCGTCCTGTGATGTGAACAATCCTACCTATTCTTGTATAGATGCCTTCAGTAGCTGATCCATAGGTCGCGGTCCCGCCAACACTCGGAGTCCACTGTCCTTCGTCATATCCTGGAATGCCAGCGTTTAATTGACTACCTCTTTTTGAAGGACTCGGCTGTATCGTAAATTCCTGTGGCATATCAGAAGCTCCTGATCCGCACCCCGCTAGCATCAGCGCGGCGCTCGATTGAACAAAGTCCCGGCGATTCAAATCCCTTCCTTTATCTCCGGCATGAAAGACTGAACCCGAAACGGAGCGTTAGCCGTATAAGTGAATCTGTGCGCGCGAGAGTAAAACGCACCCAACCGCGTTATATTCTTGGACGCTTTAGACATATCGATATCGCGCGGCGTGGAAAACGTTGCAAAGTCATCATTGGATACCGATACCTTCAAAGTACCGGTGCTCGTATCTCCGATCACGTCCAGTTCCGTCTCGTACTTGCGCTTGGCAGAGCCGAAGTTGCTGCGCGGCGTTTGTAGCATCACCGTGAAATTCGCCCCGGCGTCCTGATACACGGTTTCGGATACGGTGTGGATATGGCCGCTCGATACGTCCTGAATGTAGGTCACGCCATTCTTGGACGTAGCCGAGACACCGTTAAATCGCGTGCTGACCGCATTCTGCCACTCGCACCACATCTTTTCGTCAACGCTGAAGACGAACGAACGATCCGCAGCGGCGAGGTTTAGGCAGTAGACGAGCTGCCCCGCAATGCGCTCCATCCACGCGGAGCAGGATGAAATGCTCAAGCCCTCTGCGGCCAGGATACGGTTAATGTGCGGCGTCGTTACCTCTACCACCTTGCCTAGAGACTGGATCATGTAGACCGAGCGCCCGCCATCGCCATTGCCGGCATTCTCGGATACAAAGCACGCCGTCTCCCCGGCCCATGCCAGCGTGTTCTTGTGGGCGATGCCGAAGTCTAGAGTGTTCTGATCGATACGCAGCAGCGGAGAATTCGTAGGATTGCCGTTGTTGAAGAAGAACTCGATGCGATTCTTGGTAAAGCCCATAACCTGATCTTTCTGGCGATAGATCACTTCTAGATCGCTTCCATAAGTGTCGGCAGTCAAAAAGCCAGCAGTCGGCCAAGTGCTTACGGTATTGACGGCCGTGTTCCTGATCTTCCCGTCCCTGAATCCGTGAAGGTAAAAACCATCCAGTTCAACCGATGACCCCAAATGCGTCGTAGCTCCAAAAGTAGATATGGTGCTGACGGTGTTTGTGGATACCACCTGATAGTCAATGGCGCCGTCCGAGATCATCAGCTTGGCTTGGCCCGTGTCCTCGTGGATAGGCTGGAACCACACCCGCCCCGTAGCGGTTGCCATCGATGACACGAGCGTAGAGGTATTGACGAAGGTGCTTGCGCCAAAGACGCTGTAGATGTCCCCGGTTACGCTCCAGTGATAGACCCCGCGTCCTGTAGCCGCAGCACCGAATGGCTGCGTGCTCGTGCTCAGGCCGGGACGCTTCACGCAATTAACCGGGTACTGCGACGGCGACGGATTCTTATCGACCTCGAAGAGCACGTTTACGAAGCGCGAATCTGGCGGCGGGGACACAGTATCTCGCTGTCCGGGTGAGCCTATGAAGGGGATGGGCCTGGCGGGCATGGCTACTCGATATATTCCGAGTCGATGTAAATTCCGTGATCAATCGTATGGCCTGCTCTTACTCCGCCTTCCAGACGCATCACCATATCCGGCAGATTGATCGCCTTCACAGCGGCCTTCGACTCGCGCGCTATCTTCGCAACCTCTTTGGATACCTCAGTAAAGCCAGCCGCCAAGTGGATGGCGAAATTGGACTCGAACATCAGCCTGTAGCCTGACGGGAACATCACCGTTTCCGACATCGTGGACACGCTCTGCATCTGCTTCCACGAGTTGATGAATAATGTCAGTCCGGCAGATGGCGGAGGATATACAGTAATCGTCCCGGTGGACGTAGCGCTATAGCCCTTGTCGTAGTACAGGTGCGTCGGGATCGTAGCGCCTGACGATTTGTCGGTGAGCAGCCCGTAAGTTTCCAGAGGGATGATCTTTACCGGATAGTCATAGGCGCTACTGTCTCGTACCCAGCACGGGTCTACGATCTTCGTTGGCCTTGCCGTGTTAATGGTCGCACCAGGCCCGATGGTGTACGAGGCCGTTGATACCGTCAGCAGATGACTATCCTGAGTCACCGAGTAGGCGATCAACTTCTCGTTATTCAGAGCTTCGAGGAACGTGTTGAACTCGTCAAGGCATTCAACCTGCTCGTTCGAGTCCAGCGTGTCGCCGCGCTGCTTCTCGCCAATCATGCGCATCGAACGCAATACCAACGTCGAGACTGCGGCCATGATTTTCCCTTTAGCTTAAGAAGCCACTTGCGCCCTTTGCTCTGCAACCTGAACGTCGGCAATTTTCTTCATTTCCGCAGCACGTTTCTTCAGAAACTGGTCGAAGTTGCCGGGGAAGTTCTGGTAGCCCCAATGCGTGATGTCCACGTTCGGGTAGATATACATCTTCAGGCCCATGTCGCGCATGTGCTTGGAGAACATGTGGTCCTCTCCAAAGAACCTGTGCTCCACCGACTCAGCGCCGAAGAACTGAGTGAATTTCTTTTCAGGTTCACTGGGCGCTGAAGATGGCTCCTGATACCACAAATCAGGATAGTGCTTCCTGAACTTCTCTAACGCGCTGCGCTTGATCCGCAGGAAACCGCCAGCCAGAACGAACGCTTCGATCAGCGCAGTCCCGTCGCCAAGCGGCCTGCCCTTCAGTACGTTCTCTCCGTTCTCCTCCTGCCAGTGTGGAATAGAAGTCCACGCCTCCCAGCAGTTCTTGACCGGATAGGCCCCACCTACAAGTTCCTCTGGCTGAAGGCACATGTGGACGAACGCCTCTGGATTCCAGGACATGTCGGAGTCGATGAAAAACAGGTCCGTCGCGTCCGGGTCTAGGAGGAAAGCATCGCACATCGTATTGCGCGCCCTGTGAACGTATGAGTCGCCCGACAGTTCCATGAACCGCCAATCAATGCCGTTGGCCGTCAAGAGCCTTATCGTCGCCTGCAATGACGAGATATACGGGCTGAAGCCTTTTAGCTCGTAGAACGGCGTGGCGATCACGACTTTCATCAGTTGCCGGAAATACGGCTTTTTGGCGTCGTGGTAGAGCTGCGGAAGCTCTTTCGCCTTTTCAGGATTGAGCAGCGACGCATTCTTGCCGTGAACTCGCGTATGCGTCAGATACTCCTCGATGATCTGAATGCGCTCGCGCTGCAGCATCTTCAGGTACATCTGGTAGTCAGAGATGACCTTGTATTGCTTCTCCCATCCGCCAAGGTCGGAGATCACCTTGGTGCGGTACATCCCGACGCCAAAGTACACATTCCCGCCATGCAGGAGAGCCAGCATGTGCTCTCGCGGCATGTTCGTGATCTTTGGAATACTGGCCATTGGGTTGCTTGCATCATTGAAGGGGCTCTTATCTTCCTTCATGAAATCAGTCTGCGTTGCAACCATCTCCAGCCACGGGTCTTTGGCGAACTCGGCCAGACATTTCTCCAGGAAGTTAGTCTCTATGGTGTCATCGGCTGACACTGGGACATAGAATTCTCCTTGAGCGCGGAAGGCCATCTGATTCTGGGCCTCCCACATTCCACGGTTTTCATCGAACGCCATGATCTTGATGCGCGGATCAGTGAACTGCTGGACGACAGTATTGAAGTCATCCGTTCCGCCATCGTTCAGGATCATCAACTCCCAATCCTGATACGTCTGGGCGAGGATCGCATTCACTGCGTCAGGCAGAAACCTAGCGTCGTTGAAGCATGGCAGACCTAGCGTGACCTTGCCGGTAATCGGCGGCAGAGGAACTTTGTGCTTTGCCCTGACGTACTCCAACTCCTCAGTCGCCTTGTGCGCGCTTTTCTCGCGCAGTTCGGCACCAGGCGATGCCTGCTCGTCTGCCCAGCGATAGGGCAGCACCACGCCAACGTGCTTCTCGAAGAATCGGCAATACAGTTCGTGATCCGAGAACAAAGACAGGTTCTCGTCCATGTAGCCCAGGGACTTCATGACCTCATGCCGCATCAGGAGGCTCGCCCCGCCGATGGGTACGTTCTCAAGGTTCAGAAGCGTTTTGAGCCACGCCTCGTTGGAGCGGTTATGCGCCCTCAACGCCGACTGTTCCCACAGAGGCCGTAGCCCGAATGGACCCTTCCCCGGAAGCCCCCACACGCAATCCACGCCTTTGTGCGTATCAAGATACTCGACTTGAACCTCCAGTTTGTCAGGCGTGATGAATTCGTCGGCCGCCAGAAGGCCGATGTACTCGCCTGTGGCCTCCTTCATTGCGATATTGATTCCTTTTGGCACGCCAACGTTCTGATCCAGCCTGATAAGCCGGATTCGGCTATCGTTGAAAACGTCTACAACCGCTTTCAAATCTTCGGTGGAGCCGTCGTCCACGATAACCAGTTCCCAGTCCTTGAAAGTCTGGTCGATTACAGACTTGACCATTACCTGTAGTCCTTTGCTGCTATTCAAGACTTGGGAACAAATAGAGACCTTCATGACTCTCCTTTGAAAAAGAACCTCCCGCCACCGTTGACGGGAGGGTATTCAACTTACCAGCATCAAAGCTACATTATGATGCCCATCTGTTTCAGCGCCCACTGCATCGTGCTGACCGCAGTAACCAAGTTGTTAAGCTCAACTTGCGTCAGGAAAGCCCACGTAGTTACAGCCCCACCGGCCGATACCGTGGTGGTGGTACTGACCATCGAGGTGCTGACCGTGCTTGCCCGCACTACAGGCGTTGCGCCATAGAAGGACACCAGATCGGTAGAAGTCCTGCCGAACTGCAGCCCATCCGGGCCGTTGTACCCTGCTTGTTCGTACTCTAGAGGTTGCGGCATGACATGTTCTCCTTATGAACCAGTGCCGATGAGACGGCAAGCCCATTGCGGACGAATCGCCGCGTACCCATACAGAATGTCGATACGGGTCAGCAGTTCGTCGTTCCGAATGTCGGAGTCTTGCCACACTCTCAGGCTCAGACCGTCGTACGTCCTGCGAACGGACTTCTCGGCTGAGGCCATCAGCGGAAGCGCTGCGGTTGCGAACGTGAAAGCATCCCTGTGATACATCAGGCCTTGCGGGAACGAAAGGCTGGTTGTGCCAGCCAGACTGATATGACGGCTGGACATCTCCACGCTGGATGCGGTGAACACGGAACCGACGTTTTGACGAGGCCCACTGATGTAAACAGGCGGGCTGAACGTCAGAGTCGTAGTACCCGCGAACACGCTTGAGACAACCGTAAACTGCTTCAGAGTAGGGTACTGAGCTTTAGTCTCGGGGTGAACATCGTAAATACCGCCAAGATTAAAGACCGCTCCGACAGGCAGTTGCTGGTTGGTCGAGACTGCTACGCTGTTAACCCCAAGCGTGGTGATGAACCCAGCCAACTTCCACGAAGAAGCAAGCACCGAACTTACGTGCGGCATGCTCCAGACGCGCTCGTTCTCGTAATAGTCGGCCATCGCCGTTCTGGCTACCAGACCCTCTCTGTATTGCTCAGAGATTGCGTTCGACGGGTTGAAGTAAGTAGCCGTTCCATTGACGATCCTAGCCATCACCGCAGAATCCACCTGAATCCTGCGGTCTCCTTTCGGTGCCAAGTTCTGATTCAGCCTCGTTCTGGCCCAACCTGGCGCTGTCAGAGACGAAATATCGCCCATCGTCGAGACAGAGCCGACAGTGCTGGAGACGGAAAGCAGCGGATACACGTTTGTCGCCCAGTTGTACGTCGCTCTGGTGCAGCCTGCCAGAACATCTGCGTCGATGTTGCTGACGAGCGTTGCCATTGCGGGGGCAAGGTGAAGCTGCGAAAACTCGTCCAGGTCAAGCGCCAGCTCGCGGCTGTTAAAGCGCATGTCAACGCCGTCCTGCGTTGCAACCACCAGCGCCGTGGACACTTGCACGCTATCCTGCACGTCCATTACCCGCGAGCCAGTACGACGGGTGTATTCAGACGGAATCCGAATACGTAGCGTGTCGCCGATCTTGCCGTCGGATGCACCGAAACTATCGTCGAACTGCCGGTTGATCGTCCCGATGAAAGTTGCCTTTTCATGGGCGAGGCGAAGCGCCTCTCTTGTGATCATGTCGATGGTCAGAATGGTATTAGCCATGACCTTTAGCTCCTATTCAGCAAATCATGCCGGAGCCTTCATCGACTACCATGCACTTGCTTGTTGCGCTTTCTCATCCAATCGCGCAGATCGTCCGTTTCACTCGGAACATCCGATACGACTGGAGCAGCCCCCGTAAGCGGGGTAATGGGTGCCGGTGCCTTTGAAGGCGTTTTCGGCTCCGCAGGTTTGGC